TACATTTACTGGTGTTTATAATGATAGTTTCCTAAAACTATATCTCACAGCACTTATCAAAAGACAGTGGGGACAAAATTTGATGAAATTTAGAGGAGTTAAATTAGCAGGTGGTATTGAATTAAATGGAAGAGAGATTTATGAAGATGGTGAAAGAGATTTAGAAAATATCAGACAAAGAATGCAACTTGAATATGAAACACCACCTCTTGATTTTATTGGTTAATGACAAATGGCATTAAATCCCTTTTTTCTACAAGGATCACAAAGTGAACAACGACTGGTTCAAAGTTTAATAAATGAACAGTTGCAGATTTATGGTGTAGAAGTAATATACTTACCAAGAGCAATTTTATCGAAGGATGAAATTTTAACAGAGGTTCAATCATCTGCATTTAATGATAACTATGCAATCGAAGCATATATCAATACCTATGAGGGGTATTCAGGTGCTGGTGATATCATGACAAAATTTGGAATGAGTCTAAAAGATGAACTTACAGTAACAATATCGAAAGAAAGATTTGAGGATTTTATTAGTTCATTTTTAGCGGATTTACCTGCAAGTCAAAGAGAAATTGCAACAAGACCTTGCGAAGGAGATTTAATATTTTTTCCATTAGGTCAGAGAGTATTTGAAATTAAATTTGTAGAACATGAACAACCTTTTTATCAATTAGGAAAAAATTATGTCTATCAATTAAAATGTGAATTATTTGAACTTGAAGATGAACTTAACAATATATCAGGTGATGCAGTAGAAAATCTCACACAAGATATAGATGATGAAGTAGTGGATTTGGGATATGTAACAAGTTTAGCAGTAGTGTCTACTGGTACAACAGCAACAATAGGTGTTAGCACTGTTTCAGGATATGTAAGAAAAATAGTTTTAACAAACGACGGTTTTGGATACACCCAAACGCCAACTGTTGCTATCACAGCAGCACCTGCAGGTGGAACTGATGCATCTGCAGTTGCGATAACTACATCAGTAAGTAATGTATTTTCAGTAAAGGAGATATTAATTATCAATCCTGGTGCTGGATATACTGTTGCACCAACAATTTCGATTGTAAGTGCAGCATCCACAATCGCGGGTATAGGATCAACATCATTTGGAGTTGGTGCTGCTGCAACATCTATACTTGTTACTGATAGTGCAGGTATTGGATCAGTTTCTTTAACAAATGCTGGTGATGGTTATTTATCAATAACACCTCCAATAGTAACCTTCGAAACACCAACCTCTGGTGTCGGAACAGCGACAGGTTTTGTGCAGATTGATGCAGCAAATAATAGACTTTCAAGAGTTTTACTGAGGGACGCTGGTATTGGATATACTGCAGGAACTGGAATTGGCACGATATCTGTGCCTGATTTAATAACAGGAATCGGAACTTATAAGTTTGGTGAACTTGTGACTGGTTCAATATCAGGTGCAAAGGGAAGAGTTAAGAAATGGGATTTAGATGATAAAATACTTAATTTGGGCACTACTGATAAGGATTTTATATCTGGAGATATAGCAGTTGGAGGAGACTCAGGGGCAAGATATGCAGTAGATCGTATTATATCTGACGAATTTAATGATAAATATGATAAGGGATCTGAAATTGAGACCGCCGCTGATGACTTAATTGACTTTTCAGAAGGAAATCCATTCGGTACATTCTAATGCTTGGAACTTATTACTATCATGAAATAGTTAGAAAAACGATCATATCGTTTGGAACTTTGTTTAATGAAATTTTTATTCGTCACAAAGATTCTGGTGGAAACACTTACAGTGAGATGAAAGTTCCTTTAGCATATGGACCTTCTCAAAAGTTTCTTGCGAGATTAGAGCAACAAGCAGATTTAAATAAACCAATTGCAATCACTTTACCCAGAATGTCATTTGAGATGACATCAATACAATATGATTCTTCAAGAAAACTTGGTGTAACACAAACATTTAAAGCATCAGATGGAACAAATTTGAAAAAGGTTTTCATGCCTGTTCCTTATAATATTGGATTTGAATTAAATATATTAGCAAAATTAAATGATGATGCTTTACAGATTATTGAGCAGATATTACCATACTTTCAACCATCTTTTAATTTAACACTTGATCTGGTAAGTTCTATTGGAGAAAAAAGAGATATTCCAATTGTTTTAGATTCAATGAATTTTCAAGATGATTATGAAGGAGATTTTTCAACAAGAAGGGCATTAATATATACATTAGGATTTACAGCAAAGACTTACTTGTTCGGACCTGTGCCATCATCATCATCAGGTATCATCAAGAAAGTTCAAGTTGACATTGCTGCTGATACAAATACAAAAACCGCAAAACGTGAAATGAGATATACTGTTGAACCTGATCCAGTCACAGCAGGTCCCGATGATGACTTTGGTTTTAGTGAAACAAGTTCATTCTTCACTGATGGTAAAACATACAGTCCTACACAACAAAAAGATGTGTAATCATGAATAATCAAAACTCTGAAAACGAAATAGTAAATGTAGATGCAACTCCTGTTGATAAGGGTCAGTTGCAGAAAGTTGAAGATGTAGAGAAAGATTATTCATATACAAGAGGTCAATTATATTCACTCATTGAAAAAGGACAGGAAGCAATTAATGGTATTATGGAACTTGCTGGTGAGAGTGCAAGTCCAAGAGCATATGAAGTTGCAGGTCAATTAATCAAATCTGTTGCAGACACAACTGATAAGTTAGTTGACTTACAGAAGAAAGTAAAAGAATTAGATGAGGATTCACCAAAAAGTCCAAATAGTGTCACTAATAATGCTTTGTTTGTAGGATCTACGTCTGAGTTATCAAAGATGCTCAAAAAGGGTTTTCTAAATAATAACGAGTCTAACGAAGCTAAATAATATGAAGAAATGTAAACAAGGCTACTATTATTGTCACACTGATAAGAAGTGTAAGAAGATTCCTATGGGATATCGGGTCGGTTATGGTGGTTATCTCAGGAGAGACGAAGTAAAAAATGGCAATGGTAATGGCAAATCTAACGGAAGTTCTAACGGAAATGGGAACGGTGGGAATGGTTCTGGAAATGGTAACGGTGGCTCTGGTGGTAATGGTGGTGGTAATGGCTCAGGCGGGGGCGGAGTAGGAGAAAATGTAGAAATCAAAACTGCAAATGGTGATTTATATGCAACTATCATTGACATCATGAGTAGTGATCATATCAAACCAACTCTTGATTCAAATGGTGTATGGAATGGTAATAAAATTGTAGAAAAAAATCATGAAGATCATGAATATGAAATGATTCGAAGTCAATTAAAAACAACTAAAAAATCTGCTGATCGAATACAAAAGAAAGTAGCAAAGGGTGAAGGTAATATCAAAGCATGGGTTCAATCTAAAATTACAAAGGCAACTGATTATTTGGATGGAGTTGCTGATTACTTAGATAATAAAGAAGAATAGATTATGTCTGATAATGTATACCTTGGCAATCCGAATCTAAAAAAAGCAAATACACCAATAGAATTCACTGAAGAGAATGTTATTGAATTTGTAAAGTGTAAGAATGATCCTGTTTATTTTGCAAAGAAATATATTAAGATTGTTTCTCTTGATGAAGGATTGACACAATTTCATCCTTATGATTTCCAAGAAACTTTAATTAAAAGATTTCATGAAAACCGTTTCAACATATGTAAGATGCCTCGGCAGACGGGTAAGTCTACTACATCTGTATCATATCTTTTACATTATGCTGTTTTCAACGATAGTACAAACATTGGTATTCTTGCAAACAAGGCAGCAACTGCCCGTGATTTATTAGGTAGATTGCAGACTGCATATGAGAATTTACCTAAATGGATGCAACAGGGTATAATATCTTGGAATAAAGGATCACTGGAGTTAGAAAA